AAATCTCTTTGTGCTCTTCGCCATAACGCTCATACTCTAAACCGAATAGTGCGTTAAGTCCTGGTAATAGCTCCTTAAGGAGCTGGGCTCTTGAAATTGCCATGATTTATTCTCCTTAATTAGATTCCAGTTGCGTTAGTGTAAGAGTGCATACCTGGATTGAATTTAATCAATAAGTCGGTAAATGCATCACCCACGGTTGAAGTTGGACTATCTACAAAGTCAACAATACGGAAAGCAAAAGTTGCTGTTGTATTTGTTGTAGCTGTTACTGCAGAATTAGAGTTACCTGTAGTAGTATCGCCTGTAGTTGTAGATTGCGCTGCTGCTAAGTGAGTGTTCTGACCTAAGTCAGCTTGTGTCACCGCTGCGTCCGCTTGTGCTTGAAAGATTACATCTGGGTCATCAATAACATATGCTTGAATATCGTCTGCCACTGTACCTGTCGGGAAGTTTTGTCTAAACACTACTGTGCCTAGATTTGGGTCTGTGTAGGTAACACCTACAAAAACACCAATTGTTCCAGCTGGGAATGATGCGGCTGCTCCGCCACCTCCATTACCTGTAACTGTAACAATTTCAATAGTTCCCGCAGCTACGATTGAGACAATCGAGCCATTGTATATATTAGTTCCGTATCCAGAAGCAATCGGTAATAGACGTGTAGCACCCGCGTACGGAGTGCCGCCTATATGGTTTACTGCTTTAAGTCCATAAGGACTAGCTGTAGTTGCCATGATTGTTTCTCCTATTTATTTTTTCCCCTTTCCAAAAGATCGACCATTCTCTTGACCTTCAGCAAATTTAGGCATACGTGGATCGCTTTGATTCATATATGCGGCATCTACTGCTTCAGTCTGTGCTCGTGTTTTTTCATTTACATAAGCCTGTCTTTGATCCATCATTTCTTGAGGAGCTTTACAAAGTAATAGACCTCCAATTTCTATGCCTTCTTTAAATTGGCTATTGGGGTCTGCCTGTATTAAAACTTCTGGGTGCTCTGAATGCTTTACCGGCTCCCAGCCTTCACGCATTTTTGAAGAGACATTCATGTTATCTGGCTCATTAAGTAAAGAAACTCTGACCCAACGATATGCCCATCCCGGTTGTTGTTTGAACTCCGGAAGAAGTGAGGCAGGTTGCCATCTCTTAGCTTCGTCTTGTCTTACTTCTGTTTCTCTTGATTCTCTTTTTACCTTATCCATTTGTGTTCTCCAATTTCGTAATTTCGCGTGCATATTGCTCAGGTGTCAACTTCAGCTTTTTAGCTAGGGCAACTTGTGTTTTAGTTAACCTAACTTTTTTAGGGCTAGTCGATCTGGTTGCAGGAGCAACTACATTTGAAGGTTTGCGTTGGGCGGGTTTTTCTTCCGGTTCCAACGAATTATCCCCAAAATTTTCAGGGAATCGTTTTTGCATCGTTTCATCTATACGACGGTAGTAATCGTCAGAGGTAGGATCAACTCCACTTCTAACTAATTGTTCATGTACACCTAAAGCTAGACTAGTCATTTGTTCGTCTTTGCCAAACCAATCATTTTCAGACTGCCATGCAGTTGCCTTGGTATCTGGTCCAGGCGCTGCTGCTTTAGGTCGTAACGCTTCTAAGTTTCTTTGTACACTATTTTGTTCTTCCTGTCCAGAAAAATTATACTGTGGTTGCATATTTTTAGCAGAAGAAAGTTTGTATTGAGCATCATTCATCTTAGTTTGAGCTTCAATAATCTTATTAGTGTCGCCTGAATCATACGCTTCGCGATAATCTCGTTGAGCTACAGCTAAGTCTGACTCAAATCGACTCTGTAAAGTGGTAATGTATTCTTGCTCTCCAGAACTTAATGTATTTTTTAGCTGTTGATTTTGTTGAATGTATTGTTCAGCCACTCTAACTGCTTCGGCTCTTTCACGATCCGCTTTTTCTTTCTCACGTCTTTCATCATGGTGCATCTTTTTTAACTGCGCCATACGTTGTTTAACACGTTCAGAATAATCTTCTAGAGTATCTTTTTCAACTTCCTCAACAATTTCTTGAGGTAAAG